AAAAGAAAAGAGCAGGAAGTGGAACGGAAGTTTCTTTCAGCCCAGACTTCAGCTTATTTGAGGTTGATTCGTTACAAGCTTTATGCACGTTGGATTTGTTGGAAGACAGACTTATATCTTTATCGATGTCGTTTCCAGAAATTCGTTTCTCGCTTAACAACAAAAGAATAGCAATAAATGATTTAAAGAAATATGCTTTACAATATAGTGAAGATACAGTTATTGACAAGAGTGACAATCTGTCATTCTTCTTTGCACCATCTGAAGATGGATTTAGAACTACCTCTTATATAAACGGTGTTAACACACGACAAGGTGGAATCTATGTAGAGCATCTTGTTAACAACACTGTTGATGAGCTGATTACGCTTATCAAACGTAAACATAAAATTGAAGTTGCAAAGACAACTATTAAAGGTGGACTTACATTCGTAATGTTCGCAAGAAACTTTGTGAATCCAAAATTTGACTCACAAACAAAAGAGAGATTAACTAACTCTCTCGCTGAGGTTAGAGCTCACTTAGAAACATGTGACATAAAGGATTATAATTTCCTTGCTCGTAAGATACTGAATACCCCAGTTATCATTGACCCAATCATCGAAGCTCAACTTGCTAAGAAAATGGCAGCTGACAAACGTGCTGCAACAATGGCTCAAAAGAAATTACGTAAAGTCAAAGTTGCTAAACATATTGCTGCAAATAAAGATGATGCTACATTGAAGATTGTTGAGGGTGACTCAGCTATGGGATTCTTATTAAAGGTAAGGGACCCAAACAAGGTTGGAGCATTCCCATTGCGTGGTGTTATTATGAACACTTGGGATATGAAACCTGCAGATGTTTTAAAGAACAAAGAGCTATCTGAATTGGTGGCCGTACTAGGACTTGACATCAACGATCCAGACAGTGTTGACAATATATCATATAAACATATTGCTACATTAACTGATGCCGACCACGATGGTATTGGTCACATCAGTCCACTGCTGATTGCATTCTTTTATAAGTTCTGGCCACGACTACTTACCGAGCATCGAGTCAAAATTACTCGTACTCCAATTATGATATCGACATTTAAAGATAAAGTTGAGTGGTTCTATACTTACGAAGACGCATCTGAGTTCAAGCAGAAAAATAGTAATTGGAAACATCGTTACATCAAAGGGCTTGGTTCGTTGACAGAAGAAGAATATGATGTTATAATTAACAAACCAAGGTACGATACTGTTTCAGTAGACGATGCCGGACTTTTCCAAATGATGTTTGGTAAAGATAGTAATTTAAGAAAGGAGTTTATGTTCGCATGAGTGATTTAACAAACTATATTAATGATGGTAACCAATATTACCCATTGTCAAATGTTGCCGCGAGAGAGTGGAAATCATTTGCAATGTACACCGTTGAAAATCGTGCGATTCCAAATATGATTGACGGACTCAAACCTGTACAAAGGTTTTACTTATACTCCAGCATTCAAAACACAAAAAGAGATTTCAAAAAAGTTTCCGCTGTTTCTGGTATTATATCAGACTACGGCTACAATCATGGCGAGGGGAGCGCCGCCGGTTCTGGTCAGCTCATGGCCGCGACTTGGAATAACAACATTTGCTTAGTTGAAGGCCGAGGCTCCTTTGGTACAAGACTAATCCAAGACGCCGGTGCCCCTCGTTATGTCTATACTCGACTACATGATAATTTTAATAAGTACATTAAAGATGTAGATTTGAGTCCAGTACATGAGGACCCAGAGCATGAGCCACCTGCTCATTACTTACCAGTTATCCCATTAGTATTAGCAAATGGCACTAAGGGTATTGCGACTGGTTTTGCTACAAATATTCTACCACATTGTCCAGAAAGTTTAGCTGAAGCTTGTGCTGAATATTTACGAACAAATAAAATTGCTCCAGATACTATTAAGGTAAAATTCCCAGAGTTCGATGGCACAGTTGAACAAGACCCACTCGAGCCTAAGCGATATACCGTATTTGGTGTTTATGAGAAGACATCTAAGACACAACTTACAATCACTGAAGTACCCTATGGACTAGACAGAGAAGGGTACGTAAAGGTATTAGATAAACTTGAGGACGACGGTGATATAGTATCCTACGAAGACCTTTGTGATAAGAGTGGCTTCAAGTTTACAGTTAAACTCAAGCTTGCATCATCAGCAAAATGGAATGATGCTAAAATAATTTCTAAGTTTAAGCTATCAAAAGTACTCAGCCAGAATTGTACTGTGATTGACCAAGATGGTAAATTACGAGAGTACGATGATGTGCGTGAGTTGGTAAAAGACTTTTGTGATTATCGTTTCGGCGTATTGCAGAAGCGTATCGATAAGAACCTTGCAACATTTGAAGCAGCAAAAATATGGCTACAAATTAAGATGGAGTTTATCCAACTTGTACTTGACGATAAAATCACATTTAAAAATAAGAACAAAAAGCAAATCGGCGATGACATTAAAAATATCATACCAGAAGCAACAGCTCTGGTCGACCGACTATTAGCAATACCATTTTCTAATTTGACATCAGAAGAGATTCTGAATTTGGAAAAACAAATCAAGCAAGCTGAAAAGGACTTGGATTTTTGGAATAAAGCAACTCCTAAAAAGCAATTCTTGAGTGATTTAAAACTTATATAATGGAGATACTATGAAATACTCAGCAGAGTTTATGAAAACACTTGGATATTACCAGTATGGTTATTATCCAAACGGAAAATTTGATAACACTATAAAGCCAATATACGATGGCAAAGGTGTTAAAAACAGATGCCTCGACCATCTTAAAGATAAAGATGTTAATATTGACGACCTTATCATTATCGGCAGAAATCTAGAACAGTTTACTGAAGGCCGTGATGCTATTGAAGCTGTTCAAGCTGCGACAGAATCTCAGAGAATCAATGTACTCGAACCGAAGCTAAATAAAATTAAAGGAATGTACGATGAGTTGTGGGTTAAACAAACTCTATCAAGTTTGCATGACGAATGGAAAAAAGAGCAAATCAACCCAGTAGCCGAAGAGAAAAAATTCTGGGCGTCACATCCTGAGCTTGAACAAGTAACTACGGCAACTACAACAAATTCAGCTGGCACTGTATATCAAACAAAACGATTAGCTGGTACAGAATATAATTTTCATGTTAACTACACTGTCGATGGGCCTGAGGCTACATTGAAAGTAAACTTTAGTAGAAAAGGTGTTAAGGGCCTATCCATGGAACAGTTATTTGAATTATGGCAAGAAGAATATCCAGAGCTTGAAACTACTCCAGCCGGAGCTGAAGGCGAATATATTATTGCGGACTTTGGTTCAACAGAAGATACATTAGACTTTTTTATAGAGGCAGCGCAAAATGAATACCACTAATACTGAAAAAGATACATGCAACATGTGTGGCATTGAAACTGAATACACTAAAGATACTCATATTGATATGCGATATGGATATGTAGAAGGTGCAGGACAATTCTGCAAAGCATGTTATACAGCAGGAATTGACACAGACAAAACTTTCGTACACCAATATGAATAAAGTTTGGACTATTTGGAAATACGCACTCGGAGGATTCTCAGATGAGAAAACTGAACCCTATGACAATTATGTGGCTTTGCTTCGGACTCTTATTGTGGGGGTTAACTTTTTAACTTGCTTCTTTATTATGGCCAACGTAATTCATAACTGGTAATTCTACCAATTCTTAATATACACCATAAAGCTGGCAGGTAATAGCTCCACAAAATTATCCTTCATTACTTTATCGTAATATGATTCATCTTGGAAATAAACACGGTTAAGGTCCATCATAGGCTTTAACACAGAATTACGCCAATGCTTAAACTTTTCAACTCCACCATACTGAGCATTTAAATAAACACGACATGCAGTGTGACGAATATTTGATGCTATAAAGTTTAAGTTATCCTCATGCAAAATATTATATTCAGCACCACAAGCAGATATTTTAAGAAAGCTAATATTTGGAACATCGTAATAATCAACAAATTCCATTAAAGACATAAGCTTTCCATCATATTGTGGCTCATTCCAAACATTACTACAGTCAACATCGGTACGACCCATAGCTGCATGGACTGCTTTAATACGACATCGTTCGTAAGCATCGGGTCTGTCGATATATGCTCCAGCAAGATTTTTAACTGCTGTTTCTAATAACTTACGACTTGGTTCAATCATGTAAGTTCGTTTAGCACCATTATCGTATGCTTTAGCTGAAAACATTCCGATACCAGCACCAACATCAACTACGATATCATCGGGTAAAACTTCGTACCACCAATCATAATCTTTGGATACAAAAAAGGAATGGTATAAGTGTGCAATATGGTTAATGGATAAATCAGCTGTATCCATTTCGAATGTTAGGGATTTTGGTTTTGAAAACATTATATAGTTCGCCTCGTATAAATAGTATAATAAACAATCATTGGAATTTATTGTATGATTAATAACTATTTATCATCGGCAGGATTTAAAATAATCTTCAAAAGGTTGCCGAACGTAGAATTTTTCTCAAATAAAATTCTGCTTCCTTCTGTTACAACGAACGCTGTAAAAACAGATACGCCTTTACGTGCCTATTATTCAACAGGTGACCATTTAGCGTATGCTGATTTAGATTTAACATTTATTATTGATGAGAACATGAGAAACTATCGTGAAATTTACGATTGGTTAAAAGGTATTGGTTCTCCAGATACATTGGAACAATACGACCAACTAGCAGATAGCCAAGATGGAATAACATCAGATATTACTGTTCTAATTTTAAATAGTCATAAACAACCAAATTTGGAAGTCACATATTTAAATGCACAACCAATTGGTTTGACTCCAGTTAGTTTGGACTTATCTAACCAGGATGTTCTTTATCCTGAAGCTACAGTTACCATGCGATATGACGCATTCGACATTAAAGAGTTAAGCTAAAGGGTTGACAAATTATAGAGAACCTGTTATAATATACTTTTATAGTTAACAACCGAGTTTACATTATGGATACAAATGATATATCTTCGTTATGGGCAAAAGATTCAGCCATAGACGAAACAAATCTCGTCGGAGAGTCAAAACGAATCCCAGAACTTCACAGCAAATATTACAATCTCTTTTATAGAGAAGTACTTCGTGTCAAAAAATTAAAAGCAGAATACAAAGAACTTGAAGCACTCAAGCGAGAATACTATGATGGTAGTATGGCAGAAGAAGATTTGAAAGCACAAGGGTGGAGACCTTATCA